GTGAGGGTCCAGCTGGCCGGGCTGGCCGGTGCCGCCGCCACCATGCTGACCGGGGCCTCCGCCAAAGAGGTCGAGGCCGCCGCCCGCATCGCCAGCCTCGCCCGCGCCAACAACCGCGAACTGCACCCGGATCAGGCGCGTGTTCTGGCGGAACTTGGTGAAGGGGCCAGCGAGGACGAGAAGGAACGTCTGGAAGATGCGGCGCTGTATCTGCGCCATGCGGCCACGGGGGTGAGGACGACGACCCCGCCTACGCAACGCTTCAGGCGCGTGTTGACCGTGGCCGCGGGTATGTGGAGGAGCAGTCCCGCCTGCTGGCGACCAGCCTTTATGCGTATACGCGCGGGGACCGGGCCCTGGACGTATAGTCGTACAGGCCGGTCTCCAGCAGGCGAGAAAACTAGGATCCAGACCTTGCCCTTGTCAGTGCGCTTGATTTTCTTCAGTCACCGCCTCACCTTGTCGTCTGCATAACCGCTATCGACGATAATATGACGCTTGCGCCCTTTGGTTCTCTTGCCCGCATCATAGCATTATATACTGCCGGATTTGCCTCTCTTCCCTCCAGTAGGCTCCATCACCAGATGGATGGATAATACGCACCCAAAGTCTTGGCGATGTAAAACAGAGCTTTGACGACCTCACGCAGATCCGGAGGAATCATGGCCGTTTGAAATCAGGCCCCTATCTTTAAGGCAGAATCTGAATGCACTACTTATAACAAAAGCTCTTCTTCTGGTACGATCATAGGAGATTAGCACTAGGTACTGCCGCTGAGGGCGATCGAATTGATCTATCTCATCTGAGCCAAGGCCTGTTGGTTCATCATTTCAGCAGCACAGAACCGGCCAGAAACGCTGTCTGGGCAGAGCTACTTGGCAAAGACCTGTTTTTGCGTATTAAAGCTACAGGTGACAATACTCCCGATTTCTCAATCCCGTTAGAGAACGACTCTTCTATATCTGCATCAGATTTTATTTTTTCGTAATGTTTTGACATAAAGCTAACCGCTGTTCCTGATGGCGTCGGGAACAGCGGTCCAGATTGTCCTGAACAGGCATAGTGTCCTTATCCAACGATGTTGGGTTTGTTGGCTGGATAGGGACACGTCTCGGTGTGCGTGCAGGGCCTCCTATCAGCCTTCCTGCTGACTTTTCTGCACACTGATCTCACCACCCATGTCTGGGCTTTCCTGCATCAGCTCTTCTTTTGTGAAGCCGAAGCGGGTGATGGTTTCCAGCGTTTCGACCTCGACCCAGACCGGGTCCAGTTTCGGCCTGTCGTATTCGGGTTTGCCGTAGTCTTCGGGATAGGTTTGGGTGTCGGTCATGGTGGTCATGGTGCCGCGCAGCAGACGCAGAAATTCGTCATGAGCCGGGGTGCCCTTAAGAGCGTCCAGATCGGCACGGGTATTGATGATGGTCATGTAAAAACGCTCCGTTGGGAAAGTCAGAGAAGAACCAGGTGGGCACAGACGCCACGGGCGCTGACGTAGTTGTACGAGCTAAACAGGGTGTTGTTCCAGTTCGAGCAATGAGAACCGGTATAAGGTGTGCTGCTCCAGCACGATCCTAAGAGCAAGACATTCGATAAGTTGTATGTGCCGCCACGTCCCCCTGTGTTCGCCGTCCACGAGGACGAACCATACGAACCGCCAAAATCACGCCCCCACACATACAGACACCCGGTGGACTGGATCACTACCCACTTCGATGTATACTTGGCTTGAAGCCCCGTGGAACCCGGGTCTGGGACGGGTCGGGGGTGTACTGTTCGCTGCCAAGAGCGGCGCGGGTAATCTTGACCGGGTTCGTCCCGGTCGCATTGATGATCGAACGACGACCCGCGTCGGTGATGATAATACGAGTGGATGACATAATATGTTCCGATATGGTGATAATAACGGTCTTCAATGAATGCGCGTATAACTGGCTATGCGCAGGGCACCACTTGCCCCGAATCCACCACAGCAGACAAAACGTCGCGCGTTGAGATCCAGGCGCAAGAAGTCAGCCTTACAGGCAACACTCTTCAGACCTATGTGGACCTTCCGGGCTAGCGGCTCTTCATCAGCCATCAGGCGCTTGGCTGTAACCGGGCATAATGCCCCTGTCAGGGTCGCTCCACCTGTTGCAGCCTTGCCGACTGTCAGCGTGAAATGGGACCGTACAGGCTTGGTGCGCTCGACCTCGCGGATGATGTCTTGCTGCCAAGCGGCATCCGACGGTGTATCGTCACCCAAGGTCAGGTGCAGGTTGAATGTATGAGGGGCCTTGGGCGGATGTGTCTGCCACCATTCCTGTAGCAACAGGTTGGCACCAAAGGTATTGACAACTGTTCGTACAGATTTAGCTGTTCCCTTGCGTCGCTGGATATCAATGGCTTTGCTTACATGCCGGCGCTTGACATCGGTTGGCCAAGATGGATCCCAGTTGTCAACGGATAGCGCCCAAGCCAGCCAAGGCAAGTGCTCAGGCTGGCAGGTATCCGGATTCCACAGGGATCGTAGGGGAACCGGAACATCTGACAATCGGGCGAGTGTTTGTTCCAGAGCACGCTCGGCCGGTGTGGCATTACCGGGCAAAAGACTAGGACAGTATTCAGGCATCAACGCCCCCATCCTTCAGGGTTATGGATTGGCACCAGGCTGCTTCGCCCGCACTGACCGTTATCGTTTGTTGCGGACTGGTTAGCTCGACCCTTTGGACACCAGGTTGGTGCAGGGCGGCGTAAAGCTCCGACAAGGTTACGTCCAAGCCTAGGCGACGCGGGCGAGCAATCGCAGCGGCAATCGCCTTCCGGGCCTGTTCAAGTGCCTGTTCACGCCCCGGGCCGGGGTGAAAGTACAGCGTTGCATTGATATCGTATTCATGGATCGTGGCGCTGCGGACAGCAACCTTGTCTGTCAGGGGGCGGATCTCGTCGGAAGACAAGATATCCTGCACGCCTTGCAGCAGCACGGTGTCCGCAGTACCATTGCCGCTGCGCGACAGGATTGTAACCTCTACCTCACCGGGGGCAGGGCTGCGTACACTGGCGTCTGCGACGCCATCAACCGTCAGGGCATAGAAAACATAGGCCCCCGCAGGACCAGCTGTGCTGAAACCTTCGGGAGCCAGCTGAATCCGGCGGCGAAAATCATCATCGTTTTCCAGAACTGGTAAAACGGGTGGCACCGCCTTTGGGTCGCCGGGCAGCAGTGTTTTGCGTACAACGCCTAGCAAGGCTCCCAGATTATCTAGGTCTGCCCCTGTGGCATACGCCAGCATCACGCCACGGGCTGCTTCGTTAACACGTTGCCGCAACAGCAGTTCGCGATAGGCCGCTATTTCTAGGATTTTGTATGCAGGATCACTTTCCAGCAACGCCTTGAATACGGGGTCGCGCTTTTGCAGGTCTTCCAGCATGTCTGAAAAGATTGCTTCATAATCCAGCGTTTCCACTACATTGGGGGAAGGGAGCCGGGACAGGTCTACAGCTGTAAATCCATGCGCCATCAGGTTATTTCTATTCCGTCGAGAGTAATGATGTACTTGCCGGGCATGTACTCTCCGGTCAGCTCCAGAACCACACAGCCCGGCCGTGCACTGCGAGCATGGACCCGCTGTAATTTCAGGCGTGGCTCCCAACGGTTCAGGGCCTCGGCGGTTGCTGCGTACAGCTCCAGCAAGATGTTTTGGTTTATGGGGGCATCAACCAGCTGATAAAGCCGGCTGCCATAGTCACGACGCATGACACGGCTGCCCACAGGGGTCGTCAGGATATCCCGGACGCTTTGCGAGAGATGGTCAAGGCCGGACAGGTGTTTGCCCGTTTTTGCATTTGTTCCGTTCATGGAGCCGATACTGCCGGCTTGCCTGCACCATGTCCCCTGGCGGCCTTTCCTCTCTTTACTTATCCAGCAAAGACCGATGGAGAGCCTTCGGCGACGGTTGAGCCGCAGCTGATCGGGTCTCCGATCCGCCCTACGGCCTGACCGTTGGCAAAGACCGAGGTCGAACCCTCTGCCAACGTGCTGGTATGGCATGATGGAGAGGGATCACAATGATCCGCCCACGCGTCTCCCTTGCGGTGTATCGGACGGCTATTGACAAAGACCGATGGGCTCCCTTCTGTACTGTCTCGTGGTGGAAAAAGGTCGTGGCCTGTACAGGGATCACTCTTGCGGGTAACAGCGGGCATGGATTTCCTCCCTCAACCGGAGGCTCCCGGCTGTCCAGTCTTGGAAAATACACAGTGTGTAGGTTGCTTGCTCTGTTGTGCCGTCAGACAAGGATGCCGTTACCACAAGGCGTCCGTCATACTGCCTGGTACGCGAAGGATGGAACGTCACCAGATCAACGCCTGAAGCCGGAAGATCATCCCAGCTATAAGCTTGAAGCAGCGTATTGCCCTGTCGATAGGTCAGGCACATGTCATTAAAGGATCCTTGCAGCCGCTTAGCCGTTACATGAACAGCCCCTGCTGTACAGTTTATGGACAGGGTTGCAAGCTTCGGTTCCAAGGATGCGTGATAACCTGTTACGGCTAGACCACGAAAAGCTGGATCGCGTACCGTGCAGGTAATGCTCCGTGATAGATGCACAGACGTTTCGGGCAGTGTAAACAAAGTACCGGGCTTTGGCGTCCAAGTTACCGTGCGGATCTGCAAGTTCTCTGTATCAGTTGAGATCAATACGTGCTCCCTTCAGGGTAATGCCGGCATCATTGATGAGCAAGGAGCTTTCGCCCGATGACAGGCGAAGACTGTCCTGTCTGATGCTGACAGTACTTTGCCCCACGGTCATACACAGATGATGATCGGCACTGTCGTATTGAAGGCACGTTCCGTCATCAAACAGGATTGTATCCCGATTTTCGTTGTTGTCGGGTGCGTCCAGACTGTGGCTGTAAAGCATACCGGCTATAACAGCGCGGGTCAGATCACCCGATGGAGCAACCAGAACCACCTGTTGCCCCGGACGTAAAGGACGCCAACGACGAAAATTACGCCCTGTTTCCGTAGGCCATGGCAGCCACGCACTGAGAAAGCCCTTGGCGGTCACGCGGATTTTCCTGTTTGTTTGGTCTACGGCCTCAATGATCGCAATGCGGACCATATTGGCCAAGCGTCGCTCTAGGTCTGCAATTCCCCACTGGCTCATTGTTTGCTCTTTTCTTCAAGAGAATGATAGTGAGACAGGTATCCTTCACCTTGATCCGAAGCAGAGCCATAATGGACATTCTTGGCTTGTGGTGTTGAAGCAACAATCCACTCTTGATCCGGTTTGTCTTCTGACGGTACTGCCAGAACAACAGACAATTTTTTCCGTACCTGCTCTGCAGTGGGCTGCTTCGGGTGCCACGCTGCATTACCAAGCTGCGTTACAAAACGCGCTGGAATACGATCAGAATCCCACAGAGAGCGTCCAAGAAATGCGGCGTGTTTCCAAGTAACAGCCCACGCAATTGGATGAAACCCTTCCAAGGAAATGGGCTTTGGAGCGACTAAATCCAATTCGGCAGGACCAACAGGACATCCCCAGCGTTGCCATGAAATTTGTGAAGCCAGAGAGATCGCGGTGCTGCGGGAAATATGTGTCGGATGCAGCTGATTCTTGGTAACCAGAATGGTCGCCTGTAGAACCACGGAAACCGCTGTTTGCTCGGTGCCCGGATTAAAAGTCCGATCCGGATCCAGCCGAAGAACGTCAAGCTGGATTGCCAAGCCTTGGTCAGAGGAAAAGGCTCCGGAAGCCTCTCCGTCAAATACCGACACATTTGGTAAATTTTTCTGCATGTCTCCCCGGATTGAGGAGAGTAAATGCTCTATATCAATGCTTGTGTCTTGTCTGTTCACAGTCTATCTTTCCTTGTTTGCAGGGGCGCTCCACCATGGGTCAGCAGTCGTTGCTTGTCGTGGCTGCTGCGGCTGCTGCCCAGCCAGTATGCAACTGCGGTTGCAAAGGCGCCGATAATCTGTCCAGCAATCAGATGAATGACATCAGCATTACCGGACGGGGTTGGTACCCACAGTAAGGCTGCGACAAGGGCAACAACCATGATGATCAGGGCACAGGTCATCAGCGAAGGCATCCAGCTGTCACGTACCGCCTGATCGGGAACAGAAGGGGGAGTAACGGACTTCATCCCTTTAGGAGAAGTTGAATCATCCAGCATGGATTAATAACTCCATAAAAAGGGACGAGGTCTGTCTGTCTCTGCGGGCAGGTCATCCAAGTGCAAGAAACGCAGAACCCCTTTCTGCTGAACGCCAATGCCGGTGAAACCCTTTTCTAGGGCAAGCTGAATCAACAGCAGGGCGTCGGCACCGCCCACGGCAATATCACAGGCTCTTCCTGTTGTGTGTGGACCGGGTTTTGCCTTGCCTACTTCAGCAGGGTGAGAGGGATCGCGAAAGCCGCTGGTGATAACCATGGGCTTTCCATACAAGGTTCTGAGAGACTGGAGTCGATCCATGAAGTCAGCGTTCATATGACAGCGACGACTGTACTTGCATGCAAAATCGATTTTTGAAAAATCTTTGTATTTGACCCAGTCAAATGTAATTTTTTCCAAATTATATACCTTCATAATAAATTTTATTATTTTTCATGTCATTAAGAACTGTGCGTTGGGTAACCTGGAATAGATTGGCAATATCACGAACAGGTTTACCCTCCTTTACGAGGCGCTGTATCTCGCGTGACCTGAAGCGCCGCACCAGAGCATTTCCATTTGCAGGCTGCAAATTCATCCCACCAAATTCGCGGGCCATTCTCAGGGCGTCTTCTTTCCCCAGTATTTTCACCAAGGGATGACTGTCACCGGGATGTCTCGGGATATAGAGATTAAGCCGCCACGGTCGCTTCCCCGATCGTCCCAGGGATCCAATTAAGTAGAGAGCTTTCTCACGCCCAATAACAGAAGCAATTTCCATTATGCTATCATCAATATCCATTACATTGCATTCGCGCTATTGGCAAAAGTTAATACTAACTAACATATAAGAATAAAATAATATATAAAATATTATGCGCATGTAATGCAATTATAATTATTATTAAATAATTACACTATAATTATTATTATGCGGCGTTAAGTTTAAGATTCCGATTCTAGACAAGGAAAATGGTTCTCATAGCCTCGTTATAGACCGCTTGAGAATGGCTCAATGTGAGATTCTGCGTAGGATCAGGCTGCCCATCGGGACGTGGATCATGGCTTCGGAGACGTCAATGCGCGCCTCGTAGTCGCGCACGAGCCGACGCCAGCGCGTCATCCAGCGGAAGGTTTGCTCGACGACCCAGCGCCGGGGTAGAGCTTTGAAGCCCTTCTGGTCGTCGCAGCGCCGGATGATCTCGATGACGAAGCTCTTTGCGGCGGCCTTGTCCATCAGCTTGCCCTGATCGTAAGCCCCGTCGGCGAACAGATGCTTGACCCACGGCCATCGTTTCCGGATCGCATCCAGAATGGCTTTTGCGCCGGCCGAATCCGAGATATCCGCCGGCGTTAGACTGAGCATCAGGAGCCTACCACCTTCTTCCCGGCGTCATATCCACGGGCCTTAGTAGCGGGCGCCTTGACCGACTGGCTGTCGATGACACCGCCACTCGGGCTCGTTTCGCGGCACTGCCGTTCGCGGTCGATCATCAACGTGATATCGTGGATGGTGCCGAACAGAAAGCGCCGCATCAGCGGTTCAGAATCACCAATACACGGTCTGCCAAGGTGAAAAATCTCGGGGTAGCATTCGCCAGCCGCAGCCTGTTCGAACCAGGTACCGGATGGCATTAAGCGCTTCGCGTAAATCCACCTTCCGCTGACGGCCCCGTCGCGCCACCAGCGGCAGTAAATCTCTGATATAATTCCATTCGTCGTCGGTTAGATCGGTCGGATAGCGTGTCAGCTTCCGCTCGATTGCGCTACGCGAGCGCGGGTTTTTCGCGTCCACATTCCGAGCTTGAATCACGACAGCCCGATTTTGGGAATCCTCTTTGTCAAGAGAGCTTAGCTGACCGCATCTGTTCATAAAATTCTTTCTGGTGCCTTGATTCGGTATGAAAAACCGCCAGGGGATTTCTTGTCTTGTGCCTGTCATGGTCCGAACTTGCTATTTTTATTCTGCACAAACGAGACAACAAACATATGACTGAAACATTTCTTCATGGTGTCGAGGTTCTGGAAATTGATGCCGGACCACGCCCGGTGCGGACCGTCCGATCTTCGGTGATCGGGGTTGTGGGGACGGCACCGGGGGCGGATGCGGATCGTTTTCCGCTGAATACCCCGGTTCTGGTTACCGGCAGCCGCACCGAGGCCGCAAAACTCGGCCGCGACGGGTCTTTGCCCGATGCCCTGGACGGTATCTTTGACCAGATCGGCGCTGTGGTGGTGGTGATCCGGGTTGACAAGGGCAAATCCGACGCCGAAACGCTTGCCAATGTGGTGGGCGGTGTTGATGCGGCCAGTGGTCAGTTCCGTGGCGTGCATGCGCTGCTGGGAGCGGAATCGGTGGTGGGTTTTGCGCCACGCATCCTGTGTGCTCCCGGTTTCACCCACCAGGCTGAAGAAGGACAGGCCAACCCGGTTGTGGCCGAATTGAAAGGCATTGCCGACCGTCTGCGGGCTATTGTGGTGGCCGATGGCCCCAATACCACTGACGAGGCTGCCCAGGCCTATGCGCAACAGAATGCCGGGACCCGGGTCTATATGATCGACCCGTGGGTCAAGGTTCTGGACCAGTCCGGCGCGGTTGCCGTGCGTCCAGCATCTGCACGTGTAGCTGGTATCATCGCCCGCGGCGACAACGACCGTGGTTTCTGGTGGTCGCCGTCCAACCAGCCGGTCAATGGCATTGTCGGCACGGCCCGCCCGGTTGATTTCAAGCTGGGGGATACCGCCAGCCGCGCTAACCTGCTGAATGAAAAGGGCATTGCCACCATCATCTGTCAGGATGGATACCGCCTGTGGGGCAACCGCTCCCTGTCGGCTGACCCCAAGTGGGCGTTCCTGTCGGTGCGCCGCACTGCCGACCTGATCAACGAAAGTCTGCAGCGTGCCCACATGTGGGCTGTGGACCGGAATATCACCAAAACCTATGTCCAGGATGTCACCGAAGGCGTCAATGCCTACCTGCGTACCCTGACCAATCTGGGTGCCGTTCTGGGTGGACGATGCTGGGCTGATCCGGACCTGAATACCCCGGCCAACATCACCCAGGGCAAAATCTACTTCAACTTCGATTTCACCCCTCCCTATCCGGCGGAGCACATTACGTTCCGCTCCCATCTGGTCAATGATTACATCAAGGAGGCCTTTCACTGATGGCCGCGCGCGACGTTCTGAAAAATATCAACCTGTTCGTTGACGGGCGCGGCTATGCCGGACAGATCAGCGAATACAACGCGCCGGAACTGACCTTGGTCACCGAGGATTTCCGGGCTGGTGGCATGGATGTGCCAGTAACGCTGGACATGGGCATGGAACCCCTGGAAACCAGCTTCAGCCTGATCAGCTACGACCGCGATGTGCTGGCCCTGTTCGGCGTTGCCGAGGGAAAAAGTGTGCCGTTGACCGTACGCGGTGCTCTGGAATCCTGGGACGGCACGGTTACGCCGGTTGTGCACCACATGCGCGGCAAGATCACCAAGATCAGCCGTGGCGCCTGGACGCCGGGACAGAAAGCAGAGCTGAAAATCACCATGCGGCTGGATTACTACCGTGAAGAACATGGTGGTCAGGCGGTTCATGAGATTGATGTCATCAACATGATCCGCAAGGTCAACGGCGAGGATCGCCTAGAGGGCGTACGCCAAGCCTTGTCGATCTGACAGTGTTCCGGCCGATGGGTCGGGACGCCTATGTTTTCCCGGCCCCCGGTCGTCTTTTCTCCCAATTTTGGTAAAATACTATGTCTTGTGAAACAACTGATATTGTTCTGGATCGTCCGCTGATGGTGGACGGGACCGAGGTTACGACCGTACGCATGCGTGAACCTACGGTACAGGACCAGATTGCGGCCAGCGAGGTTAAGGGCAGCCCCGCTCGCCAGGAAATCGCCATGATCGCCAATTTGTGTGAAATCACCCCGGATATGGTTCGTCAACTTTCTCTGCGTGATTACAAAAAGTTGCAGCAGGCTTTTCTGGGTTTTACCGAATAAGGGCTGTCGATGTGCGTGCCGGGGTTATTGCCCTGGCCTCGCATACCGGGTGGTCCTGGTCTGAAATCGGCAGCATGCCGACCAGCACTTTTTTATGGTGGATTGAAGGTTTGCCAAAACGTGATACGTGATAAAGAATCGACGCCTGATATGGCGCCGGAATCGGGTAAGTCCGGTTTTTCCAAAAGCTCTAAAAAAAAACAGGATCAAGTGCCGCTCATGACCCAAGCGGCACCATCAATCCGGACTGCAGTGAAGGGGGGGACTGCTTCCTCCTCGGGTTTCTCTGCCGGTGCGTCTCGCTCCTCAGTGGATTCCGGCGTTGCATCCGTCATGAAAAATGCTGTCTCCGGATTCTTCTCACTGTCTTCGGCGTGGGCCGAAAGGGCCGTTGATTTCGATACAGTCATTCAGGAAACCAGCCGCTTGATGCAGGCAGGTCCCGAGGGTGCGCAGCGGCTCTCTGACCTTGCCATTGATACAGCCCGCTCCGGGGAGTGGTCCCCAGTCCAGATCGGGCAGGCTCTGCATGCTGCGGGCCAATCCGGTATGGTCGAAGGGCAGGCGGCTGCCTCGTTGCCCGGGGCGTTGCTGATGGCACAGGCCGGTAATATGGTTCCCGCTGATGCAATGGCCCTGTCTGCCACAATCCAGAACCGTATGCCTGTTGACCCGTCAGACATGACCCGCATGGCGACCATGCTGGTGCAAACCGCAGGGGATTCGGCGCGTGCTGTTCCCTTGCTGGGCCAGGCCTTGGCAACCGTTGGCCCAGATGCAGTTGCCGGCGGTGCCAGCCTAGAACAGGTCACTGCAATGCTAGGTGTGTTGGCCGAAGCGAGTCTGGAGGGCGAAAAAGCCGGCTTGGCTCTTGGTCATGTTATTTCTGGACTGGCGGATCCTTCTTCCGATGTTGCATCTTTGTTGCAGGCAATGGATATCGGTTTGCGGGATGCGTCCGGACAGATGCGATCTGTTCCCGATGTGCTTGGCGATCTTGGCCAGGCTATGGCCGGCCTTGATACCTCAGGTCGGGAGCAGCTCACCGGGCGTCTTTTTGGCACCGACCCGGATACTTTCAAGGCGGGGTCGGCCTTGATTTCTTCTGCCGGTGCCGGTCAACTCCAGGCCCGCACAGAGCAGCTTGCTACCGTCACCCCTGTGGCGTCTTTACAAGGGGCTGATCTCGATACGCTGGATAACCGCTTTCAGCGCTTGATCAACAAAGCTGACGCTTTTGCCATGGCACTGGGCTCCATGCTGATGCCTTGGATCCGTCCATTGATGGAAGTGGTAGCCACCATTCGCGAGGTGGCCAAGGTTGTTGGCCTGTTTACGGATGCATGCGCGGTGCTACGTGCAGTTGGCACCCTTGTGTGCCCGGTCTTCAATGTGTTGACGGGTATCATGCGCGTGATCGGAACAACCCTGATGGGGCTTGGCCCGGTTCTGAATATTGTGGCCTTGGGTATTCGGGCGATTGGCATTGCCATGATGGCCAATCCTGTGGGGCTTGTTATCACGGCTATCGCCTTGGCTGCGGGGTTGCTGATTGCTCACTGGGAGCCTGTCGTCGCGTTCTTTTCCGATCTCTGGTCCGGGTTGTCCGATGGTGCGGCCGCAGCGTGGGATGCGATTTGCAGTCTGGTCATGGAAAAGGTCAAGTGGCTGACAGATGTGTTGGCCCCTGTGTTTACTCTGTTCGGGTTTGGTGAGACTGCAACGCAGGTACCACCCACTCTTCCGGATACTCCGTTACCGGGTTCACAGCTAACCCCACTGCCTTCTTCTATCCCTGCTATGCCTCCGGCTTCCCAGTCGGCAGAGCTTGAGCGCTCCGTCGCCGCTATCGGGCGCGTCGCTCCTGCAACAGCCGCATCCAGAACCAGCACCACCCATCATGTTACCAACGCAAACACAATCACGATCAATGCCCAGCCCCATCATAATCCGCAGGATATTGTTGATGAAATGGAACGTCGGCAGAAACAGCGCAGCCGGGGTGCGCTGTATGACAGCACACTGGTTTACGAGGCCTGAGAATGTCTGATGTCATGATGCAACTTGGTGCTTATCAATTCAGTATCAGTACGGCGGCGTACCAAACTCTTCGACGCTCTGTTGCATACCGTTGGTCTACCCAGGATCGTATTGGCCGTTCGGCGGCCTTGCAGTTCGCCGGCCTTGGTGAAGACACGCTTACGCTGGACGGCGTGATTTTCCCGACCCACAAGCATGTATCCCACCGTACCCCCGGCACCGGCTTTTCGGCAGAAGGCCTTGCTAGGTCTCATGCTTCCGGGGCCAGTCAGCTTGATGCCATGCGCGAACAGGCGGCCACAGGCAAGCCTCAGCTGTTGCTGGATGGGCAGGGCCAGATTTTGGGACAATGGGTCATAGAACACATCGAAGAGCAGCAAGACACGTTTACTCGTGCCGGTGTTGCGCGCCGTCAGACATTTAGTCTCAAGCTCAGGAAATATGATGACAACTCTTCAGTACAAAACATGTGATGGTGATACCGTTGATCTGATCGCCTGGACATATTACGACCGTCGTCGTGGACGATGTGTGGAGCAGCTTCTGGATGCCAACCCCGGACTGGCCGACCGGGGTCCAGTCTTGCCGGCAGGGCTGACTGTTTATCTGCCTGACATCCGCGAGCCTGTCTCTGCAGGAGGCATTCGTCTGTGGAGCTGAAATACAGACCCGATGTTCGTGTTGTTGCCAACCGCAGTGACATTACAACGCTTATTCGTCAGCGTTTGATCCGTTTGTCCTTGACCGATGAGGCGGGACTCCAGAGTGACACCCTGGAGCTGGTTCTGGCCGATCATGATCCGCTCCAGCCCATTCTTTTGCCGGCCTCAGGGGCAGAACTTGAAGTCTGGCTTGGATATACGGGATCTTTATTCCGTATGGGGCTTTTTGTTGTTGACGAGATGGAACTTTCCGGTCCCCCGGGCTGCCTTCTGATCCGGGCCAAAGCCGCGATACACACAGCAACACCGACGGGAAAGCATTCTCTCTATTCCCAGAAGACACGCTCTTGGCCATTGGGTACAGGGTTGAGCTCCCTTGTCGAGAGAATTGCTGGCGAACATGGTCTGCGCGCTGCCATTGCGCCGGATATTGATGAGGTCCCGGTCCCCCATATTGATCAGGTCAATGAGTCGGACATCAATCTTCTGACCCGGCTCGGCCGTGACACGGGACTTGTCATCAAACCGGCTGATGGCGCACTTATTGTTTGTCGTCGTGGACGTGGAATATCCGTTACGGGACAGCCGCTTCCCACCCTTGAGGTACAGCTGCAAGACGTGAAGTCATGGCGTGTATCACTCAGTCAGCGCGAGAAAGCTGGATCTGTCATTGCCTTGTATCGTGATGTGGAGGCTGCTGATGACTACGAAGTGGTTATAGGAGAGGGGGAACCTATACGGCGCCTGCGTTACCACTGTCCAGACAGGCACAGCGCCGAACAGGCAGCCCGTGCTGAACACGAAAAATCCAGTTCCCTGCAGGGAACATTGTCTCTTGCCCTTGCTGGCAACGGTGCCTTGGTCGCCGAGGGGCGCCTGAAGATCAGGGGATTTCGTGACAGTCTTGATGGTGAATGGCTGATAACACGCGTGACGCATACCCTTGACGGTAATGGCTATGTGTCTGGTTTGGAGGCCAGTCGCTCTGTCGGATAACCTTGATTGCTGGCTATGTTTCCTGTGCAACTTTTATACAATAAATCATGGTCCTGAGTTTCTTGTTATTGTGTGATATTTCTGGACTACTATAGAGGGAGCGGGGCTAGCAATGAAGTGACCATGAATAGAGCAGTCAATGCGAGTAAGTAATTTTCATTCACCATCATTGATTAATGTTAATGATTTCTTATTTTTCACTTTTTTCAAAAAAGTTCTTGATTATCATGAGTCTCATGCATTATTAGTGTGAGTGACTGTTCTTTGCAATTAGTCATTTCTTGTCTTTATTAAGAGGAAGGTTTGCAATTGTATTGATGGTTGCCTATTTTGTATTTTTATTTATTAACATTGATTAAGTTTTCCATTTATTCATCATGAGAAGCGCTACGGTTTGTGCGGCATTCTGTAATGAATAGTCGCTCGGAGAGGAGTATATGAG